AAAAGGAATTAAACACTACATCTACGACAGCAAGGAAGAGTTTTATATTGCACACGCTTCGCTACCCCTTCGCCATTACTGGCGTCAGGGTGATGAGGGAGAGTGGGTTTACACAGATGACAACTACGTTTGTCAAATACTAAGGAAACTGTCAATAAAAGATGGGGCTGGTAAGCCAACAGAGTCTATTCGTACTGTTTGTGGCACTTTTGTAGTCTCTGATCCAAATAAAAAGATGTTAGGTGAAAATGGGATTGCGGAGAATATATATTCATTTTCGGGTAATTATGGTTGGCAAGACGAATTAAAGGGAAAAAACTGTTCATCTAAGCAATTATTGTTCGCAAGGTATGTAGCTTCGGGTATGGGAGCTATTGATGCTTACAAGCTAGCGTATCCAAAAGCACAATCTGATGGGTATGTCAAGAAACGAATAGACAAACTTTTAAAAACGGAGAAAATACAGAAAATGGTAAAAGAAGAGATAAGAGAGATACTAGACGATGAAGGTGTAACCAACAATTGGCTTATTGAACGCTACAAAACAATTGCCGATCTTGCAGAGAGTGATACTGCAAAGCTACGTTCACTTGATAGTCTTGCTAAAATTTCGGGACTTTTTGATACTGAAGAGAAAAAGTCGGAACAAGTAACTGTTTGGGCAGGTTTCAAGCCTGAGCAATTGGCGGAGGTAGAAAAACATGGCAAACCAGAACTTGTCGCCCATGCAGAACGAGAAGAATGATGAGGATGATATGGTCTTTCAAGACCCTTGTCCTGTCTGCAAGGAAGAATTATACCTTGATAATGAATATACACAAAGAATTGGGCTTTTAGATGACCTTGACAAGATTATTGGCTGGATATGCCCACATTGTAAGACTGAATATGATAATGACACCAAGATTGTACGATTTCTTGGTGGTGATGACATTGGAGGAGAAGCGTAATGCCATATTTTGGTAAAAGTAGTAAAAAACGCCTGTCAACTTGTGATGACAGGTTACAAAAAGTATTTAACGAAGTAATCGAGCATGTTGATTGCTCTGTTTTATGCGGTCATAGAGGTAAGGATGACCAAAACAAGGCTTATAAAGAGGGAAAGTCGAAGGCTAAATATCCTAATGGGCGACATAATCGACAACCTTCTTTAGCTGTTGACGTTTCGCCCTACCCGATTGACTGGAATGACCTAGAAAGGCAAACATTGTTTGCAGGGTTTGTACTTGGAATCGCCAAGCAAATGGGAATTGATCTTATTTGGGGGAATGATTGGGATGGTGATTTCGAGACTAAAGATACTGGACTTAAAGACTACCCACATTTTGAACTGAAGTGACAAAAAGGGACAGGTTACGTCTATTAAACTTATTTGTAGGGTTTTTTAATCTCTACATGTGGCATATAGGCGGAACTTTGTTCACATTTATAATTGGATGTTTAAATATTGGAGTATTTGTATTTGGTAAGAAATAGTGTACGAAACTATCTTTATCTGTTTAGTGGCTGCTCTTCTTTGTTTAGAGGCGAAGAGGTTCGAGCCAAAGCCTGTGCCACTTGGGGCAGGAGACACTTTAATGGTTAGAATAGTAGGATATGGGTTTTGTCCACCACATTGTGATGTAGATCACAATCACATGGGACATTATAAAAATTATAACTGTGAGGAACTCAAATGCGAGCATATAACAGTAAGTGAAAAGTGATTTAGGAAAATTGATACTATTCATCTGGTTATCTGCTATGGCATATTTTGCTTACGATATCTGGGTAGATGTAAAATATATAGCTGATTTAATGCATGTATATGTTAAAATGGCAATTAGCCATATTGGACACTAAATGGCTAATTTAAACTTACATGGGAACTTATCGGAGCATGAAAAGCTCCTTTTAAGAGCTAAAGAAGATTTAATACTATTTGGCAAACTTTTCTCTCCTCAAGACTTCCTCGCCTCTGCTACACCTGATTTTCATGTAGAGGTGGGGAAGCATCTCATTGATCCTAAAATACAGCAACTAGGACTCGTTTTACCTAGAGATCACGCTAAATCAACCTTAGCAGCTACAGCTATCCTATATCGATTCCTATTTGCAACCGAAGATAGACCAGAATTTGTAGCCTGGATTGGCGAAGCACAAGACCAAGCAATTGATAACTTAGCATGGGTAATGAACCATATAGAGTTAAACCCTGCTGTACATTATTACTTTGGTGATCTTCAGGGGAACAAATGGACGAAATCCGAGTTTACTTTAACGAATGGCTGTAGAATGATCGCAAAGGGTGCAAATCAGCGACTTCGTGGTAAAAAGCAGCTTTCAACTAGATTTACAGGAATGGTGCTCGATGACTTTGAATCAGAGCTAAATACCAAAACTCCTGACTCTAGGCAACAAATTAAGAACTGGGTAACCGCAGCTGTGTTCCCAGCTATTGATTTTGATAAGAATGGATTCTTATGGTGTAATGGAACTATTGTTCATTGGGATTCATTTTTAAATGGTCTTGTTACAGGTGCTAGGGATGCTGAGAAAAGTGGGGAAGAATACTCTTGGACTGTTTATACACAAAAAGCAATTGAAGATGGGAAGCCTATCTGGCCTTCTCGTTGGCCGTTAGAGAAATTAGAAGAACGCAAGCAATTTTACATAGATAGCGGAACTCCTTCAAAGTTCTATCAGGAGTTCATGAATCAAGCGAAATCGCCAGAAGATCAAATTTTTGCTGAGGAAGATATAAATGGGGCACTTTACAAGGGTAATATTAGATTTGAAGAGGCATCGGAGAGCTGGTACATCAAATTTGATGACGGACACACTGAGTATGTTAACATATATATTGGTGTCGATCCCGCTTCAACTGTTGCTAGTAGGAACGATTATAGTGTTATCATGGTATTGGGGGTTACTGCCGAGTATGACTACTATGTTATTGAGTATTGGCGTGAGCGAGTCCTCCCGATGGAATGTGCTGACAAGATTTTTGAGATACTTAAAAGGTATCACCCTGTAAGAAGGGTAAATATTGAAACAATCGCTTATCAAGAGATGCTTAGAGACTATGTTCAAAAACGCAGTAAGAAAGAGGGGTTATTCGTCCCAGGCATTGAACAGGGAATTAAAGGATACACGCAAAAAAAGAAAGACAGATTGTTTGAAGGATTACAACCAATGTTCAAAGCTGGGGCTGTACATCTTAAAAAACTACATCATGAGTTTATTGGCGAGCTGTTGGACTTTCCAAAAGGTTCACATGATGATACTATTGATGCTTTTTGGTTAGCCACTCAGTATGCAAGGGGAAATCCAAAGGCAGGCAATAAGAAAAAGAAGAAGCAGGAAGATGGTACATATTTGAAAGCACGCAAGGCTTATAATTGGATAACAGGCAAGCGTGTGTAATTTGCATTTAATACTAAACTTACAGTAAATTTACTATATGATTTCACAAGATAAGAGAGCAGAAGAGATAAAAGAGCGTTGGCAGCGATGGTTTAATGCACGTGCTGATTGGGATGTACAAGCTAGAGAAGATATAGATTTCTATCTCGGCAATCATTTTACAGATGCAGAAGCGAAAGAGCTATCTGAAAGAAATCAAATGGGTTTGCCCATTGATCGGTTATATGCTGCTATTGAGCAGTTTAAGGCAATTATTACATCTAAGCCACCAAAATTTTCTGCCGTTGGCAGAGAGGATTCAGATACAAAGCTAGCCCAGGTTTGGAAAACAATCTTAGAGTATATATGGGATAACTCTGATGGAGATGAAGTATTCAAACAAGTGATACATGATTTCTCTGTAGCTGGGCTTGGTTACTTTTATGGGTATATAGACCCTGAAGATGATTATGGTCGTGGTGAGGTTAAATTTACATACGTTGATCCTTTTAGAGTCGTTGTTGATCCTAACAGTAGAAATAAGTGGTTCGATGATGCATCTGGTATGCAGCTTTCAACTATACTTACTAAAGATCAAATATTGGATGCATATCCAATGCTTAATGAGGAAGATGAAGAAGGTAGTGCCCTTATTGATAATATTGAAGGTATTAGCATGTCAGATGAAGATTATCCATCTTCACAAAATAGGCATGAAGGTGGTTCTTTCACGCCAGATATGATTAAAGATGCTGATTGGGGGAAAAATAGCGAAAAGTATAGATTAATAGAAGATTTTAGGAAAGTTAAAGTTCCATTCTATCGTGTTGCTGATATGCAAAGTGGGACAGAGAGAATTTTAGATAGTAAGGGTTTACAAATGCTTTTAGCCGATGATGGTACGCAAGAGGCATTTGACAAGGGACAATTTGATATTGTTGAGGTACAGCAAACAAGAATACAATGCACGTGTATTGTAGGTCAAGTTGTCTTGTATGAAAAAATACTTGATACAAATATATTTCCATTAGTACCTGTACCAAATATTTGGACTAATACTCCTTATCCAATGAGTGATGTCCGTAAGAATAAGGGATTTCAGAGGTTCTTGAATAAAGTAATGTCTTTAATTACATCGCATGCACAGGCATCGTCAGGCTTGAAGTTGCTAATACCACAGGGTTCTGTACAAGATATAGAAGACCTTGAACGTGATTGGGCGAATCCCAATGCAACGATTGAATATGACGCTTCATTTGGAGAACCTCACTTTCCCTCTCCACAACCACTTGCTGGTTCAATTATGCAATTACCTCAAATGGTAGAACATTATATTGATCTAAATATTGGTATATTTGAAATGCAGCAGGGAAATACTGAGGTAGCACCAAAAACATCATCTGGAACTATGATGATGGAAGATTTCGGACAAAGACGTTCTAAGTCTAAATTAAGAGATGTTGAAGCAAGTTTAAAGAGACTTGGTAAACTTATGTATCATTTAGCTAAATCACATTATGATTTTAAGAAGACATTTAGAATTGCACAGCCTAATAATGATATTACTGAGTATACGATAAATAAGAAGCTTTATGATGACAAGACAGCGGAATTACAAACGATTGAAAACAATTTAGCTGTAGGCACATTTGATATACGTGTTATTGGCAATTCTACTATGCCTTCTAATAAGTGGGGTGAGTGGAATGTTTATATGGAAGCATACCAGGCAGGACTTATTGACAAGGTGGAAGCATTGAAGAAAACAGAAATATTTGATAAAGCTGGTGTTTTAGAGAGAACAGATATGGTTGCACAGTTACAACAACAATTAGAAGGTGCACAACAACAAATTAAGAAACTTAACGGTGATCTTCAAACAGCACATCGTGAAACAATACAATCACGTAAACAGGTTGAAGTTGCTAAGTTCCAAGGGAAACTTAAAGAACAAGAGTATGACTCCAAAACTCAAAATAAAGTTTCTATTGATAAATTATCTAATGCGGTTAAACTCGAATCTGAGAAATTACGTTTAGCGACAGATGCGGAAAAGAAACGTAGTCAAGCTCGTAAGACCGAGAAATCGTAAAACAAAGGAGTAAACATGTCTAATAATAATGAAGACGTAATCGCTTCTGTTATAGAGAGTCAAAATGATGGCCAACTCGATACAGAAGTAGGGCAAGATGAAGGAATGAACAACGAAGAGAGTTCTACTACAGATTGGGAGGCTCAAGCTAAGTACCACCAATCAGAGAAGGATAAACTCTACGCTGAGAATCAAGACCTTAAACAATACGAGAAAATTGGGAGATTTTTGGAATCACGACCTGATGTAGCACAAAAAGTGCTAAACGAGGTAGGTGGTCAACCAGCTACTCAAGAACCACGTGTTACTTTAAAGCCTGATGAATTTGATCCTTGGGAAGCCTATAATGACCCATCATCAGCATCTTATAAATTTAGGATGCAGGAGATGCAAGAAACCATAAATGGTGCAGTAGATCAAGCTGTAGGTGGATTACAAGCACAACAAGGAAGAACAAATTTGCGTTCTGATTTAGCCTCTAGAGGTTTAAATGATGAGCAAATGGATTCTTTCTTTGAGTTTGCTGATAAACATCCATCAGAATACGGTTTGGACAATGTACTTAAAATGTGGCAAGCTGTATCTCAAAGTCCAAATACACAAGCAGAGAATCCTTTAGACAAGATTCGTCAAACGCAGGCAAATCCTCAATCAGCTGGAGTTCTTCAAGGACAACAGCCCGAAAGGAAGTCTGTTGATGAACAAATGTATGAAGATGTGATTAATGCTGGTGGCTTTGGAAACAAACTACCTTAAATAATAATACCCTCCTTGAAGGTCTAAAGACAGTTGATAGAGGGTAAATTGGAGTAAATCATGGCAAATAGTGCAAATACCATACGTACTGGTTCTTTGACCAGTGCAGGTGCTGCGACTACTATTGCAAATGCCCACGCATCAGTTCATGGTGTTGCTGGCGACCAGCGTAGATTATACGACTGGAGTGATAGAGTTGCTGAATTATCGCCAGATGAGTCTCCATTTTTTGTTTATCTAAGTAAAGTTAGTAAAGTACCAACATCCGATCCTGTATTTCGTTTCTTAGAGAATCGCTCTAAGATCGATTGGACAAGTAGGAATTTTACTGCTGATTCAGCTTTAGGTTCATTAGCTGCTGGCACAAGTGGTCAAGTAGCTTTTGATGATAGCGGTTCGGCTGTAGATTATCTTATTAAAGGAATGGTTGTGGCAATTGAGGTTGTAGATGGCAAATCACATGCAATTGTTCGGTTGGATTCAGTTAGCAACGAAACAACACAGTCAACCTGTCAGGTTACTGTTTTGAGTCTTGGTAATTCAAGTGAATCTGGCTATGATGCAATTGCTGATGGTGATAAAGCTCAGATTATCGGTACTGCTTTTGAAGAAGGGTCAGGTTCTCCTGATGTATGGTCAAAAAGTCTTGATGATGACTTTGGTTATACTCAAATCTTTAAAACAGCTGCTGAAATGACAAATACAGCTATCGCTACTAACTATCGTGGATATGCAAATGAATGGTCACGAATCTGGAATCTTAAACTAAGAGAACACAAAGTAGACATTGAAAGAGGAATGTTGTTTGGACAAAAAGGTCGCCAAGGTGGCGTTCAGTCCTCTGCGGGTCTAGCTGGTGATATTATAAATAGAGTTCAAGCTGGAACTCCTGGGTCGCTTTCATATAGCTCAGGAAGTCCATATTTTGGAGCTGCTGCTTCAACGGGATTCACTTATGATACTTTCCTATCTGACTTCGAGGTATTCTTCGATCCTGCAAGGGGTGGAAGCAATAACAAACTTGCTCTAGCAGGTTTACCTGTGATCTCTTTCTTCAACAAGGTTGGCGGTGACGCTTTTGTTAATGCAACAATGGTTGCAGGCACAAGTACAGCAGTTAACGATGTTTCAAACCTTCGCTATAACTTAGAAAATAGAGATGGTTCATTTGGTCACAAGATTATGCAGCTAAATACTGTTCATGGCGATCTTAGTATTGTTCGTGAACCTCTATTTCGTGGTATGACTGCTGGTTTCTTGTTACTTGCTGATATGAAACAGTTATCTTATCGTCCACTTGTTGGAAATGGGTTAAATCGTGATACTCATATTATAACTAACGTACAACAGGCTGATGAAGACTTACGTAAAGACATGATCCTAACGGAAGCAGGTCTTGAAATAACGATTCCTGAAACTCATGCGTTGTACTCAATGACTGATCTTAATTAGGAGGTTATGAAATGAGAAGTGATTATCTAAATGACAATAGTAGTTTATCAAATCAGTTCATGAATGTCAAGAAAATAACTGAAAACTATACTTGCTTAGCAAGCGATAGTGGTTCATATATTCTTGTCAATCCTACAGCTACTACTACAGTTACATTACCAACTATTTCAGAAGATTTAGTTGGATGGTATGTAAAGGTAATAATAGGTGAGGATACAGCTGGTGCTGATACTGGTATGGATCAGATTGTTAATGTTGATATGGGAAGTGGTACTAACCTTTCTAATATCGGCATGATACAAGAAGTAGATGGTGCAGCTGGAG